TACGGCAGCTTGATGCCAGTCGGTTGCCCGTCTGGACCAATATCTTCGAAGCCTTCTAGATCTAAATCTACATGGCATTCTAATAGGGTATAAATATTTGGATTACGTCCTGTTCGTTTCGTTCCTTCTAATTCTCTTTCCTTTTCTTTTAATTCGTCTTGCATCAACACGCCAGGTTTCGCGAGTTCAATATCGCTATAGAATCCTGAGACCTGTTGTTTTCTCACTTCATTTTCTGGAAGTCTGATGACATGGGTAATCGATTCGGCATCCGCTAACGACGTTGCGGTATAAGGAACCACGACCTCTTCCGCAGGTACAAATTTAGATACCGCGCGTTGAAGTAAATCGTCGTAGTAAACTTTTTTAAAGGTTGAACCTGCAAGAGGTAAATGGAATAACATCGAGTCAAATTCAGGTTCGTATTCCTTCATCTGATCCATGATTTGATAATTCATAAAATTCTTAACTCTTTCCGCTTGTTGAGTCTTCCCTGGGTTAGGTGCTCCCATAACCTGAGTTCTAACGGGGCCATCGGCTGGCATAAGTTCTTTATAAGCGGTTGCTTGAAATTGTGTGACGGCTTCTGCGAGTACGGGATGCGTGGCTCCTGAAGCGCCTTGAAAGGGCTCGGTTCTATTTTCGTATTTGAATCCTAAAAGATCCAACCCCTGCGTATAAGTTTGTTCCCATTCCTTTCGCGAAGATTTATTATCCTGATACTGAAAACGCAGTTCACTGCCAATAGGATCTATAACCTCATCAGGTAAAAGATCCGCTAGGTTATCGAAATGGGATTCCGTTCCAGGAATATTTAAATTTGCGTTAGGATCAAAGTCAATCGTTGCCCCACCATCGTCTTCGGGGGTAACTTCAATCGGTCCTCTTAATGGAACTTCCGCAATATTGACATCGGTCACTTCCTCTGCGCCGCCAGGAAGTATATCTTTAATATTCGGGAGTCCTTTATCTATATCTGCCATATACTACTCCGTGAGTTTTTTAACACGATTAAATTGAGAAGACAAGCCTCCTCCTTGAGGCATGGGTCCTGATTCAGGGGGAATGGCCCACGGACGACGGATCCCTGCGATACCACCACCTGCACTTTCTTCTCTAAATCCTAAACCTGGATGTTCAGATTTTAAAGTGTTATATGCTTCCCAAGTAATAGGCGCATCTGGATCTAATCCTCGTGCTATATTATAACGATAGAGTTCTTTTGGATCAAAATCTAGCATATCATCAATACGGTCTTGTTCTTTGCCTCTTCCTATTGGATCTAAAGTAAAAATATTTGTATTTAACCAATTTCCAATATTTCCTGCTTCAGGATCCACCTGTTTGCTCTGCATATCATAAGCAGCCGCTTTTTCTTTTTCTAGCTTTTCTAATGCTACGTCCTGTATATCTATAAACGCTTTATCCCAATCCTCTTCTGTTAGAGATTCTCTTGCTTTTGAAAGCTCTAATGGTGAAGCAATGCCTCCTGTTTTACTAATAGAAATATCATCCAAGATACCTTGAACCCATTTCCGAATTTCAGGATCCATACTTTCTTGCCAATTATTATAAGCATTAGTTATTTGCTCTAAACGTGCATCTCTTTCAGGCCCCGCTTCCATCCCTTCAAGTTTTTCAATCATACCTTGATAACGTTGATGTTCTTTTTGAACCTTCGCCGTTTTTTCATTCATCTTGTAAACGTTTTCAAAAGCTCTTGAATCGATGCCCATCTCTTTGGCACTCTTTTTTAATCCTTCAATATAAGTTTTATTGTTGTAAGCACCCAACGTTGCATTATCTAATGCGATCCCTGCCGCTTCTTCTTCAGATTTGCCTTTTGACATTTCATTCCATTTATCTAAATAATAAAATCCAATATCTGCTCCGAACCACCCTAAAACTTTTCTTGGAATGGCTCCCATCTTCTTCCACATTGGAAGTAGATTAGCGGGGAAAGAATAAAGACGCGCTTCTCCCAAAGCAGCTCTTCTTGAAATATCAGACGCTATCTTAGGGTTCTTTAAGTCGTGTGCTATGGTGGAAAGAGGTTTGATATCTGAAGGAACTTTAAAAGAATATCCTCTAGTTTTATAATTATCTTTAAAAGCTTTTTTAGCTTGATCAGATAATTTATCAAAATTAACAATTGTTTTTTCGGGACTATCTAAAGATACTTTAAATACTTTTATTTTCTTTTGATTAGGTTTTAAACCTTTATTTAATTTTTCGTCATAATCAGATACCATTTGATTAAATTTTTTAACTTCTTTATTTATCCCTTGTTTATTACCTGTGGCAATTACATTCTGTAATTTTTTTTCTGCAATTGATTTTCTAGAATCAAAAGAATATTTAAGTTTCTTATTTACTTCTTTATCTATTACTTGACTAAAAATACCATAAGGAGCAGTTCCTCTTTTAGCCGATGAGATAACTCCTGCTGGTTCATCTATACTATATTTTAAACTCATCTCTTTATCTGGATAATTAAAAATAGCACGTGTTCTTGCGCCCGTTATATTTTCTCCTGTGGCCTTTCTAATTTTTAACTCTGCTAATCTACGTAATTGATAAGCATATCCTTGTGGATTGTCTAAAAGCTTTTGAGGTCCTTGTTTAGATCTAATATTAAACCCTTCTACTTCTCTATCTCCAGCTAAAGCCGAGGCTAATTGATAAACTCGATTAGCAGCAATATTTTTATCTACTTTTAATGTTCTTGAAACATCAGATAAATTAGGAAACTCACCTTTTTTAATTGTATCTAATATTTTTTTATTCTTGCTTAATTTTAAAATATCTTGATTAACTTCTTTAAATCTAGGCTGAGCAGTGGCTCTTGTTTCTCCTCTTTTTCCAACTTCTATAAGACCCTCGGCTTCAGCTTTTTTAATGGTTTCAAAATCAAACTTACCTTGTGATTGAATTTCCCTTATCGAAGGTAATTTTTTATTTTCTTTTTTAAAAGCATCTACAAATTTTTTAAGTCTTTCCCTTGAATATTTTACTCTTTCTGCGCTGGACATGAGATCTAGGGGTCTTTTACCACTCTCTATTGTGGTTCTTCCAACTCTAATTCTATGTCTTTGATCTGAGGTTAATTCGTTAAAAGGTTTATTATAAAGTTTTTGAGAGATTTTTTCATGTTCGGGTAAAGTAGGAGCTCTTGGGTGTCCTGAAGGACGCTCTGAATATCTTCCTGTTCGTAATCTAGAACGTCTTTGAGTATCCAGTTCTTCAAAAGGAATGCCAAATTTTTCAATAGCTAATTTTCGAACTTCTTTCGTTGCAGGTTTCACAAACCCTGCGACCTCATATTTCTGTCGTGGTCCAGGTTGCACGAGTTGTCCTTTACTATAATCTTCACGCGTGCTCCACGGTCCTGTTCTATAATATTCTCGTTCACGATCGGATAGTTCATCCCACTCTATAGGTATGGTACCTGCTTCTGTAGAAGGTAGATTCCCACGGAACGCGAGTCTTCGTTCATAACGCGTTGAATCTTTGGACCACTCTTTCAGGTCTTCAAGTTGTTGAATTATACTCATTATTCTCCTAATGCGTAGGCAAGACCGCCTGAAGCTTTTTTAGTTTTTATTACTCTATCTCGTTTCTGAGTTAAAAAACTACCCTCATCAGCAATCTCTTTAAAAAACTCGTGAACATCTTCATCAAGTCCTTCCTCAAAATCTTTCATCTTGCCATCCATATCAGGACGCACGGTTCCTTCTATATATTCATCAGGTTCTTGAAAAGATTTTTGTGTCTCAAGGCCTTCATCTTTGACGTTCATTTTACCTCTCTCAATTTGCATATGATGTTCTTGAGCTATTCCTTCATGAGTTTTCCCTGTGTATGGATCTGTAGCCACTCCTCCACGATCGCTTTTAATTTTAATATTTCCAGCTGCATCTTCGGTAATCTCCACGCCTTTGTAAGAGTGCAGAGTGTCAGGATATTTATTGATATCGCTATCCACTATTTTTTTAATTCCTTTAGCCTTCACCACTTCGATTAAGTCAGTAATATAAGAGGGCATCCCATCAGCTCCTCTTGTAATAACTTCTGCAGTTTCTGTGACTTTAGGAACGACTTTAGCCGCTTTACCTAATTTAAGCAATCCTGTTCCTGCTGCAATTCCACCCCCTGTAATTCCAGCCATTAATTTCAAAAAAGCTCTTCGGGCTTTATTAAAGCCTCCTAAACCAAAACCAATTCTTCCGCCTTCAGCTGCCATGGGTCTTGGCATTCCGCCAGGACTCGGTTGTCCACGTTGAGGCATTCCGCCCATTCCTTGTTGCATTTGTGATCCCATCCAGGGAGCCTGTTGCATTTGATTCTGAGCCACTATCGTTCCCCCAGGTATACCTGCGGGTTGAGGGCCTGCAGGCATTTGAGGTTGTTGCATATTCATTTGGGGCGTTCCCATCGTTACCGCTGGGAGACCTGCTTTGCCACCACCTGAATATCCAATTCGTCCGCCTTCTGCGTTTAATTTTCGATCCTTCATGATCAAATTCTTTTTAATATTTTCCATTTGTAAAATGTCTTTGTCAATGTCGGTATATTTCTTAAGATGAGGAGTATAGGCCTCTGACATATTTTCCTCCAGTTTCTTCATTAAAAAATCCAATCCTGGATCACCCATTGCTTTATTTTTTGCTTGTCGCTCTAAAATCTTTTTATCATGTTTCAGTCGATTGATAAGGATATCAATCCCTTCGAGTTTATGTTCAGCTTCCCCTTCTCTAAAAGCTTTCTGTTCAGGAGTTCCCATAACCAATTTTTCCATGCGTCTCTCGTCTCGCGACAATGTAGGAAAAAGTCTCTTAACAGGCTTATCTTTCCCTTTAGAAAGATTTTTTAACATTTGTTTCCACATGGCCTTTAATCCCGCAGATCCACCGAAGATAAAGTCAGCTCGTCCGCCGTCGGCTTTCTTGAGCGTATCCCAAGGTAAATTCGCAGCAGACTGCGCCGCTTGAACAGCTTCTTCATAACTCAGTCCTTCCGCTAAATACATTTGAACTAAAGCGTCGTGATCAACAGGGCCTCCAGGATTAAATCCAATTCGTCCCCCTTCAGCGTGTTTCGTTGGATTTTTTGAAAAAGATTTAGTTAGAATATCATATGCTTCAGCTTCACTTTTCCCAACTTCTCGTAATTTCATATAGTCATCGATCGTACCCATAACATCGGCTTTTCTTTGGGGATTATCATCAATCAGAATCTTTTCTACCAGCTCATCGGCAATGCCTGGGTATTTTTGTCTTAATTGGTCTTCTGGTGATATTTTTATGTCTTCAATACTTAAATCGAAAGATTCTAATTCATCCATTTCATCTCTTGTTATTAATCTATTGTCGCCACTTAATTCAGCTTCGTCCAGTTTTTGTTGTAGAAATTCTCTTCTAGCTTCAGTTTTTTCACCTGCCACAGGATCTAATTTTCCAGTTTTGTATTGATCATACATGTGTCGTTCATAAGCTTTTTGTTCTACAACCATTTTATCGAGTTCTTTAACTGTCATTCCTTCCCCTACAATACCAGCCTCTCCTGTAGGGTCCAATGTTTCGATATAGTCTTCTAATTCATCAGCTGTTGCTAATCTATCTTTATCAATTTTTTTACCTGGTGTTACATACTGCTCGGTTTTTATATCAAAGACTTTTCCCGTTCTTTCAGAAACTTCTTTTTGTAAGGGGCTTTTAACCTTAGCTTGAGCCGCTGCAAACGCTTCATTTGGATTAACATCGAAATACTGTTCAGTGCCTTCAGGCAGTTTTCCCGTTTTCTGGAATTCCGTTACTTTTTTGGTTAAATTGTCGTGTTGAACGATTCTCTGTTTCTGATCGAGGCCTTTCCATTTTCCTTTTCCCAGTCGAATGTCGTTCGATGCCTTGATGAATAATCCTTGAATAAATTTCCATAAAGCGCCTCCGCCTGCCATGCCGATTCGTCCGCCTTGATTAAATTTCTTTTTCCAATTAAATCCAAAAGTAGGATCACCCCCTTCTTCTTTTCTCACTCCAATATCCCAATTATCGCCTTTATATCCGCCCGTATACACATTTTCACCCTCGCCTCTAATACCATAGTCAGCATACAAACCAGAATCACCTTCTCCTACGTTATATCCTATGCCATAATCAAAAGGTCTATCCTCACCATAACCTACACCATAGTCCAATCCACCAGTAATGGGAGAGCTCATTACACCGCTTCCAATATATCTACGAATAATTTCTTTCGCTGCTTCATTAGGATTATTTGTTCCTTCATAATCAGGTCCCTGGTAAGGAGGCAGTTCCTGAGGCATTGCTTTCTTTTTCTTTTTCTTCTTTTTTGCCTTTTTTCCTTTTTTCATCGGCGTTCTATCATCGTAAAAATCGGCTGCGTAGCTCGGTTCGCCCACAAGTGGCGCAATTCCGCCTTGGGCCATGCCATAAGGGTCCCAATCGCCTTTATCTCTGAAATCTTCGACGGTTCTTGGGTTTTTTTCCTTAAATCTTCGAATGGCGTCTTTATTTTCTTGTTGTTTACGTGCAATCCATTTTTCTTTGTTAATTTGGCCTTCTAAACTCTCTTTTTTTCGGTCTAAAGTCAATTTTGGCGTTTTTGGCGCTTTTCCAAGCTGAACATCACCTGATTTCATCAAACCTTTGATGCCACCACTCATAGGCGTCATCGTTCGGCTTTTTTGTTGTTTTGGAAAGGGAATAATATTTCCTCTTTTTTGTAAAATACCCGTGCCTGGTAAATCTTTGGTCGTATCGAAAGGAAGTTTAGGTTGGGGTGATATTCTTGTGCCTGTAATCGGGTCGCCGCCTTCTTTTCTCGCGAGTTCCATCGCACGCGCCCTGAGTTTAGACCATTCCTTCGGGGAGAGTGGAGCACGGCCCATGGTCACAAAAAAATTCTGAAGTAATTTTTGTAATATTTTAGCGTACATTATTTTTTACCAAATTTCTTTTTGTCAAAATAAAAACTTTTAGGATCTCGTTTTGCTTTTTTCATATAGACTTCACTTTTCTGATCAGGCGTTAATCCATGAAATTTCTTTTGAATACTTTTATAAACTTTTTTGGTAGGAGCTTTAGATTTATAGATATCCGAAGCTTCTTGAGCATAGTCCTCGGTAGTTTTACCTCTACTTTTTTTAATCTTACGATTCATCGCTTGAATACGTCTATCTTGCCATGTGTCCGCAAGTTTAGTCTTACTAGGCTTCTTAATTATAACTTCACGTTTTTTAGGTGTTATCTTTCCTGAAATAGTTAACGTCTTACGTTTCTTAACCCCTTTTAAAATCGCTCCCATGCCTTTTGTAATTATTCCCATAATTTAATAATACTCATGTTTTCTGGGCGATTGTTTAGGATCAATGTAATCTTCAGGGTGCTTGATTAAACCTCCCTGTCTAAAGCGCATTACGGCCTGTGTCATCGAGTCGACCAAGTCGTCATGATCTCCGTGTGGAAATGCCGCGCACTCCTCGATTACATCTTCTGCAAATTTCTGATCTGGCGCCCATATCATTCCAGACTCGAAAAGAGGTGCGACTGCATTTATCCTTACATGCTTATCATTTCCTTTGCTGGGAGTAAAGTTAATAACTGGGATATCCATCTGTCGAAGCTCATAGGTGAGTGGAAGGCCAGAAGCCTTCGCTTCAATGACAACCGTCTCAGGTTGCCAGTATTTATACTGTTGTAGAGCTCGACGTCGGAGTTCTGGAAATTCATATCGTCCTTTGACTGCATCGAGCAGGATCAGGTTTAAAGGAGAATCCTGATCAGGATAAAACATACCCCACGTGGTAATGGCTGAAAAGTCTGCGGATTCTTTCTTTAAAAAAGCCGTATCATAAGATTGAATCACATGTTGAAGCGCAGGGATATGATCATCCTTATATTGACGCCACCATTCTCTTTTGATAATGGCTCCTTCATCAGAGGTTGGAGATTGCATCCATTGCGCGTTCCATTTTTTAACGGGTAAGGTTGCTTTAACTTTTTCTAATTCTTCCAGGTTCCAATATTCAGGCCACACAGGTTTGGTCCCTGATCCATGGTCCATGAGTGCTGGAAATTCAATCACGTCCCACTGATCACCTTTCACTTCTTTTTGATTTTTTAATAGCATCGCGGTCAAATCTTTGGTTGACCACCTTGTCATTACTAAAACAATCGAAGCGCCAGGTTGAAGTCTTTGTCTTGGACCTGAGGTGTACCATTCATACGCATTTTCTAAAGCGGATTCGGACATCGCATCTTGTTCCGAATGCGGGTCATCAATAATTAAAAGATCAGCACCCCGTCCAGTGATTGCACCGCCGACTCCAGCAGCGAAGTACTCGCCGCCTTGTGCTGTTTCCCACCTCCCAGCGGCCTTAGAATCCTCTTGAAGTCTTGTATCAAAAATTTTGTGATATTCTTCAGAGTCAATTAAGTGTTTAGCCTTACGACCAAACTTAATAGCGAGTTCTCCAGTGTGGGTTGCTTGAATTATTTTTAATTTTGGATTACGGCCCACCATCCACGCAGGCAGCAAATAAGATGCAAATTCTGATTTTGTATGACGGGGTGGCATGTTAATGATTAGCCGCTTTAACTCCCCCGTAGATAATTTATTAAATTTTTCTGCAACAAGCCTATGATGGGACCCTTCTATAAATTCAGGCCATACACACTTTACAAAAGACAGAAAGTCAGTCTTAGCCCGATTTTGTATTTTTTTTTCTGCATGCAGGACTTGAAGTTGTTTATAGGTCCTTCGGACATCCGCAGGTAATTTTGAAATATTTACAGTATTTAAGTCCATATGGTACCAAAATGTTTTTAACCCCCCTGCCTCTCTAAATCAAGCTCTAAAGT